GTTTGTTGTTGTGTTCACTTGTTTGAAACTGTTGCTGTCTATCAAATAAACAATGGATCCATTTGGATAATCTCCAACAGCACCCACTGATGTTTGTCTCACATAAATTTTTTCTGAAGTAGCATCAACATAAGCATATCTTTGTGTGCCATCACTGTCGTTTATTAATTTTTGAAAAATATACTTGGTTGTTGTGTTAGTTGCAGGATCAACCACCAAATCAAATGCGTTTGGATTGTCCACTATTCCGTCTTGATCTGAATCAAATTGTGTAAGTTCTATTTTTGCACTGTCCACATATCCACTTAATGTTCTGTATTCTGTAGAAACAGCAAAATTAATATCATTGTTGAATGCGTTGTTGCTGTCTGGTTTTGTGTTCACCGACATTACACTGACTTTGTCTTGAAGTGTTGTGCCTGTCTTTGCATTGAAGTTTCTATCAGCACTATCATAAAAGAATCTTACTTCTTTTTTGCTTTCAAACACATATCTTAGTCCTCTGTATGTGATTGTGTAGGTAGCGCCATCATTAATACATTTGATTATCCAACTTGAATCTAGTTGTTGATTGGATTCGTCACCTGTTTTACCAACATTAAAATCTCCATACACATTCAAATTGTTTTCATCAATTACATTCCATTTTCTTGTTTGAACATCATAACGTATTCCAAAGTTGTTGTATGCAAACGCCTGATCAATAATGATCGTTTTCACATCGTCGGAAAATTGTTTTGCAAATTTAGGAAGTATTTCACTCACAATAGCACCAGTTGGAATCACATCGTTAAATTTAATTGCACCTGCACCTGTTGAAGTGTTGTTAACACCGTCATTGTACACACTGACTACAGATGTCCAAATGTATTCTTTTGATCCTGGATGATCTGCCGCTCCATTCATTAATGAATTGTCTTCCATAAAGTGTTTGCCTGCTGGAGCAACAAATTTAATCATTGCACCTGGTTCAATATATTTCAATTGACTGGCTGTGTATGTGCCTACTTGATAATCTAAAATATTCACATCATCTATCAATTTCCCTGTAGATTCGTTTGTGGCATTTGTTACTTGTTGCCAAACTGGAATTAAGTCTGTTAATAATATTTTAGGAAATTTTTCTAGATAATAGTTTCTTGTTTGATTTTTTGATAACAGTGGTTCTAGTTGATTTATGATTACACCTTCTATATCTGTTTGAGTTGTAAAACTGAACGAATCAACATTTTCCGTTTCTTCTTTGTATATCACACCGTCAGCACCAAACACATTGGTGTTGCTGTATTTTCCTGTGGCATCTATTAGATCATAATATCTTGATATTCCACTTGAAGTTCTGTTTGTTGCTTTTACTTTTATAATTTCTTGATTTGTTCCTAATGGCGCAACATTATAATCTTCGCCTGTGATCATTCTGTTTTGTGTGTAATATGTTGCCGGAGCATTCAATCTGATATTGTCATTGGTCTCTGATGGAGTTGCGTTATCCACTGTGTACTGCAAACCAAGTGTTAATGTTAACACTTCTACTTGATTGTTTGACGAAACATATTGAACATCTACTTGAATATTTTGCATGTCAGCAGGAGTAATTCTAATATTTTGATTTTTACTTCTTCTGTAATAAACCTTAAAACTGCCTTTAGGTAAATTTCCAAATATTCCATCTGCAAATTTCAGGCTGATTGAATCATCAGTGTCACTCAATACTGTGTAAATGTTTCTTAAATTTTTTGATGTTGAATTGTATATAACATTGTTACCTGTTACTGCATCAACTTTTGTCCATTCTGTGTCTTCTAATCCAGTGTCCACATCCAGTTGGTATAGCCAAACATCTGTGTTGTTAACATTGCTGGATTCAATTGCAACAGATTGATTTTCTGACGGCACATCAATTGTAAAATCACCGTTGTCTAAAACACCCTGTCTAAAGTGTGTAAAAAATCCTGTGTTGTTGCTGGCATTTCCTTTGCCATCATCTTTGTGTAGTAAACTAAATTTTCTTCCTGTTAATGGTGATTCTTCTATTACAGAACCTTCATTAAAAGATGTTGATACAATTTCAAAAGGTAAATTTTGTCCATTAACAGATTTATTAAATGCATACACAGGTACGTCCACACTGTTAGCATTGATTCTGTATTGGCTGGTTGGAACAGCATCTATGTTTTCTGATTTAACAGGATTTCCAAATTTTTCATTTTCAGCCAAAGAGGCATTTAAAATTTTAATAAATTGTTCATACCAGTTGGTATTGCCTGCATCATTCCAACTCACAGTTTGTCCGCTTAGATTCAAGTTGTTGCTGTCCACAATATTTTCAGTTGTGCTGATGCCTACTATTTTCATCAAGCCATTTGCACATTGATTTCTTGTTGGATTGTAACTGATCAATCTTGCCAGTCTTAATATTGAATCTCTTCTGTCTGCTGTTTCTAAAAAATTCTCTCTTGCATTCAAGTCTGTTCTGAAAGCCAGATTTTGTCCTAGGTATGCAACCAAATCTATCAGTGCTAGATATTCTGATGATTCGATATAATCATTGAAATCTTCTGGATAATTCTGTCTGATGTATTGAACCATTGTTCTGCGAATGGTATCAAAGTCGTAACTTTTGAATTCCGCATTTTTGTAAGACTGATATACTCTTTTCCAGTCTTCTGCCAACAATAATCTGTTTTGTCTATCTGTGGATGACATTGGTTTCCTTTGTTATCACATTATTTATTTGTTTATATAAACAGAGCATTTAATTCAGTAACCCATTATTCTCGTCAAATGTCAGTCTCAATTTCTCAGATACATTATATTTGAGGTATTGCAGTTCAACTTCTATTTGTAACCCTGACTCAAACGGTGTTATTATCACAGTGTCTGCTTTTATTCTGGGATCACTGTCAATTATTTTGATCACATCATCTTTAATTGCATCTTCTAGATCAGGTGTCAAAGGATCGTGTATCACGTCCCATATGATTGTGCCAAATTCAGGATTTTCAAGTTTCTCACCCTGTGATATGTGAAAATGGTTTAATAGATCCTGTTTGATTAATCCAATGTCATTTAGACTGAATGTAGTGTTGTCTGGATTCACAGTGCTTATGCCTCTGTACATTCTTTGTGTAGCAGGAGTCTTGGCTGTTTGAGCAGATGTAACTGTAACCTCTTTATATAATTTTTTGTGTGCCATAATGATATTTAACCAGCAAATACTTTGCCACTACCAGTAGCGGTGTGACCACAAGTTGCCGCGTCTCCTTCCCTGCATATTAATATTGAATTTGCTTTTACTTTTGCACTGCTACCGCTCATAGTGGCATCACAGTGTGGAGGTATTGGACAAGGTGCATGTGCCTCAACTGCCGCTCCAACAACAACAATTGGTACTCCTTCCACAATAACTTTTGGTGCTAAATTACCAACTATTGTGCCTACTGCTGTGTCTACTGTTACTCTACTAACTCCTGGCATTATGTCCTCGCATTTTTAAATGTGTCTGGAATATTGATCGGTTCTGCAACCACAATATTCTCTTGTTCGCTTCTGTCTGTTTTAGCCAATGCAGCTGCCATCGGATCAAAATTTTCATGATGGCTCCATGGCTCATGTTGTGGTACACGTTTCATGATGCTGTCATTTGCTTCGCCTGGAAGGCTCCAAGCCGCTAACGGCGGTACCGGTGTTGCGACAGCAATGCCACTGGCTAGATTTAATAACCCACCAACGTCTAAATTGATATTGCCACCAGCATAATGATTGGTTGTGCCTCCAACTGTGATTGTTTGTGCACCGCCCACTTCCACAGTTTGTGCTCCAGTGGTCAACAAGTTGTGTGTTGTGGATTCTTGATTCACTGTGGCACTTTTTAAATTGATGTCTCTACCTGCTTCTAGATTGAAATCTCTATCTGTTTTAAAGTTGAAATCTCCTTTGCTGTGTATACTCACAGAATCTTGTGCATAAAAATCTATTTTTCCATTGGCAGTCATTTCAATCCATGCTGTGCCGTTGGCATTGGCAATGTACACCAAGTCTTCTGAATTGTGCAACAACAACTGATGTCCTGTACGTGTTCTTATTCTAAACAGTTCATTGTGAGGAGTATTTTTATCGCCCTCAATCACGCCCTCGCTGGTTTCAATATCCACATATTCCATTGGACCATCTTTGGCTTTTGTTTTTCTTATAAACTTGTCATCACCATCATCCATCACAAATGATGTACCGCCTGTACGTGCAGTTGCTATGGGTTGATTTTGTGTGAACACTTTGTCTATGGGTCCTGGTGTGTTTATGCCAAACACTGAAGAAGGCACTTCACGTCTTGCACTGGAAGTGGTTAGACCTCTGATTTCATCTGTTATCAAACCTTGATTGTCCAACACTGCTTTGAACAGTCTGTTGATTGGTTTTTTGATCTGTAAAGGTTTGTCCGCAGGTTTATCTGCAAATTTTAATTTGTTGTGTTCGCCCACAGGCATTTTTTTGCCTCTGATGTCTGCATCTGCAGGATCTTCTTGATGTTCGGAATCTGTTGTGTCTGTGTTTGTCATGGCAGGCGTTGATCCTGGAATCATCACATTCATTAATTCTTGTGGAATACAACCAATCCAGTATGCTCTGTTGATGTTGCCTTCTATAAACATCACCATCACTGTGTTGCCCACATCAGGTGGCACAAACCACATGCCGTAACTCTGTTGACTGTCTCTGGCGTCTTTGTTTTTGTTCAATCCTGCCACGTTGGTTGTGCCGTAGAACGGACTGAGATATTTTGCTGTGATGAATTGTCCTGTGGTAGTGGCATTGCCTGAATCCAATGTTTTAACCAATTCAACTTCGATTGCACCACTGTATTTGGGATCCAACACATTTCTCACAATGGCTTCAAAAGGTCCTTGATTTGATTTAGGATCTATTGAGTGTGATTTTCGTGTGTTTAAATTTTTTGCCATTAGTCTTTACTGTTCTTTTTTTGAACTTTTTTCTTGTTGCCAGAACCTTCCGTAGCATTCAATGTCATGTTGGACTGTCTGTTTATTCTCAATGTTTGCTCAAACTTACCTTGTTGGAAACTGCTCACGATTGTTTGAACTTGATATACGCCGCTGAATTCACCCAATCTAATTGTTTCTCCTGCTCCATTTTCGTATGCTCCACCTTGAGGGAAAATTAAATTATCACCACCTGGTTGATAATCAATTGGTGTTTGAAAATTCATTTCTATAAAACAATAAGTGTCTTGATAATTTATTTCTCCTCTGCCGTTACCATTATTTTTTTGAGTGGCAGAAGTTGTGGCATATGGTCTAGGATCCACAAAAAATCTTGTGGGTTCATCTGAATTCATCATTGCACTTGCTGGTAGGAAATAAGGATCACCGATTATTGTTAAATCCATTAGAATCAAATCCGATATTCCACCATTGATGATTCTATCATTCATGGCTCTAGCAACTTTTAATTCTACACTTTCATTTTCTGTTCCGTCACCCGTTTGAGTGGCTTGAGGTTTTATTGCTCTAGCACTTATCGAGCCTGCTTTATCTTCCTTGGAATCTACTATATCAAATACAACACTAGGTGTAGCAGTAGCATTCTTTTCGATGCTCTTATTACCTCCTGCAGATGAAGATGACGAACTTTTATAAAGATTTTTAGGCAGTTCATTGTAAAAACCAAAATTGTAAGTTAGATCAAAATCTAATACATCTTTGTTCAGTCCAGTGTACAAATAATTGTATCCTTTTACAATGTTTTGTCTAACTACCGAATAACCTGATGGCAAAGAAGTATCATCATCAAATATAGTGTCAGGCACTTGATAAGGCACTATGCTGAAAACATTTAATCTAGGATGAACATTTACTTGCTTTTTGAAAAATTGATCCTGCAGTTGAAAACATTTGGTTCTGACTCTGAACCAAGGATGTTTACCTGGCTGTTTGTTTTTCATTTCGTCCGGATTTTTTGTTAAATTCTTAGCATATTCACTCAACAGTATCACCGTTTCAATTATGTCTGAAACCCG